TACTTCTAAAGTAAGGTAAATCATGGAAGATCAGGTTTCACAACCAGAATCTGACGAAGCTATTGACGTCGTAAATCCCGACGAGTTTATGCCGGGATTAGCAGGCTACATTAAGCAGAAGTTTGATGATTCTGAAAAAGGAAGATATTCGCACGAGCAACGTTGGTTGCAGGCGTATAAAAATTTTCGTGGTATTTATGATTCTACTACTCAGTATCGTGATTCAGAAAGATCTAAGGTTTTTATTAAGATAACTAAAACTAAGGTTCTTGCTGCATACGGTCAGATAATAGACATTCTATTTGCTAACAAGAAATTTCCAATTGTTGTAGAACCAACACCTGTTCCCGAAGGCGTTGCAGAGTTTGCACATATGACAACTCCTGTTGACAATGCTTTGGAACAAACTTCCACTGATCCTTATGGATTTGAAGGAGATGGTAGAGAACTTCCTCCGGGAGCTACTGCTGCCGAATCTCCAAAAGACTATTTAGGTGCATATGCCAAAGATTTTGAAAATGCTCCTATTAGTGAAGGTCCAGCAAAAGTAGGCGAACCTCAAATATCACCTGCACAAAAGTCTGCTCTTATGTGCGAAAAGCAGATACACGACCAACTGTTAGACACTAATGCTACCACTATCATAAGAAAAGCTTTGTTTGAAGCTGCTATGTTAGGAACAGGCGTAGTAAAAGGTCCTTTGAACATGTACAAAAGGGTTCACAGATGGGGTAGAAATGAACAAGGTGAAAGAGAGTATCAACCATACGAAAAGGTTGCTCCAAGATTAGAGCATGTACCTATATGGGATTTTCATCCAGATCCATCAGCAACAAGCATGGATGATTGTGAGTACGTCATACAAAGACATCGTATGAACAGACAACAAGTACGTGCCTTACTTTTAATGCCACATTTTAGAGCGGAATCAATAAATGAAGTTCTAAGTCGTGGTCCTAATTATGAGGATAAGTACTACGAAGATACCATAAGAGAAGACGAAGCTGAAGCAAACTACCAAGAGACTAGATACGAAGTGCTAGAGTACTGGGGAGTCATAGACTCTAAGTTTGCAGAAGAAATCGGTATGGAAGAAATAGGTGAGACAGATAACTATTCACAGCTACAGATCAACGCTTGGATATGTGATGGTCAAGTCTTGAGATGCGTTTTAAATCCTTTGACTCCTGTGAGAATACCTTATTTTGCTTTACCATATGAAACTAACCCATATCAATTGTGGGGAGTTGGTATTGCTGAGAACATGGAAGATGCTCAGTTACTTATGAACGGTCACGTTCGTATGGCTATTGATAACTTAGCACTTGCAGGTAATCTTGTATTTGATGTAGACGAAGCGAGTTTAGTTCCCGGACAAAACATGGACATATTCCCCGGAAAGATATTCCGAAGACAGTCTGGTGTCACTGGAACTGCAATTAATGGTCTTAAGTTCCCAAACACTGCAGGCGAAAACTTGCAGATGTATCAAATATCTAGACAACTTGCCGATGAAGAAACAGGTATGCCATCTGTTATGCACGGACAAACAGGTGTAAGTGGCACAGGAAGAACTGCAGCAGGCTTATCAATGCTGATGGGTGGTGCAAACTTATCAATGAAAACTGTGATAAAGAATGTTGATGACTACCTTCTTAAGCCTTTAGGAGAATCATACTTTCAATGGAATATGCAGTTTAACGAGGACATGGATGATGTAAAAGGTGATCTTGAAATCAAACCTCGTGGTGTTGCAGCAGTTATGCAAAAAGAGGTAAGAAGCCAAAGACTTATAGGTCTGTTACAAACTGTAAGTAACCCTATGCTCGCACCGTTTATTAAGATACCTAATCTTATTCGTGAATTGGCTATATCACAAGACATAGATCCAGACAGCTTAGTAAATGATACTAATGAAGCACAGATTTATGCAGAAATGTTAAAAGGAATGATGGCAAATGCTGAACAAGGATCAAGCCAAAATGGTAGCCCCCCTAGTCAACAACCAAACGGTATGGCAGGGTCTGGAGGAGTACCTCAACAGTCTCAAGATACTAGTGGTGCAAGCACTGACGGTAGCACAGTCGGAGTCGGAGCTACGCCAGTTGCAGGGGAAGCTGGTTTTACTGGAAACCCTACTCAAGATGAAATCTAATCACGAAGCAGTGAGAAAGAGTAATTAAAAATGGCATTTATAGATAGATTTGGAAATAGACAAACAGGAACTGGTGGGTTTGTGGATTATTATTTACCTCAACCTAAATTGCCTGACATTATAGACCCGATAGATGATGAGCCTATACTAGAAGATCCAGTTAATCCTAACATCTTAGTGCAACAGCAAGATGATGGTGGAAATACTGAAGAACAAGAAAATGAAATGAGGTTTAATCTTGAAGGTGTCAATGTTGGTGCAGTTGATTACAGTGAGATAAAACATAAATCTTACGAAGATTATCTAAAGACAACAGACTATCAACTTGACAGATCAGGGGTATTTAGTCAAACGCAGTTTACCCCAGAAGGCGTAGACTCAGAAGGAAAGAAGCTAGGAAAACGAGTAAGTACTGTCGAAACTATGTTTGGACTTGTTCCCTATGGGGGAGCTATCATATCCCAATTCGATACTAGAGCAGTACAGAGTCCACTAGGGCAGGAGAGATTTGCTCAAACATTTGGTATAGGTAATATTGCTGTAACTGGTGACCTGATAGACGAATATGATAGCTTAAATCAAATAAAGAATGATAAATTAAATAACATGGCTACTCCTGAAGCGTATGACTATTTAAATTTTGATTATGGCTACGGTATGTCACCTACTGCTGATGCAAAAACACTTGGATATACAGAGCAGTTATATACGCAAGGTTTTGCTAGAGGTATTAAAGGCAATAAAACAATGATAGCCGATCTTAAAAGTTCAGGAGATTTTTTTACTAACATAGGTCAAGGCAAAGGATTTGGTGGTGATACAGGTCACGCTTTTACAATTGGTAACAGAACTGCTTACAGAACAAAAGGTTCTGGTATGTACAAAGGTTTACCACGAGGTATGAGTCAAAACGTGGCAAAAAGTATTGAAGCTTTACAAAATGGTAAGAACCCAAATGGCTACGATCCTAATTCAAACACCAATGAAGATATACTTAGTAGCACAACACAAGATGGTAAGCTAACAGGAGGGTACACTCTGAGTGGATCATTCGTGACTGTCAGTGGTCAAACAGCCGCAATGGGCTACATGGAAGACTTTGAGAATATGGCACGAAATAATTTCAAGGCAGGAGACTTGAGCCAAAAAGAAGCACAAAGTTTTGCAAGGGGATGGTTAGAATCTGCGAGGTCTATGTCACGTAAAGCCACTGCCGCAGAGAAATTAGCTAACTTACAAAGTTGGCAAGAAAGAGCTAAATCAGCAGGTAAGATGTCTGCTGTCGATAGAAAAAAACAAAAAGTAAGTGCTTGGGCAATTAAGAAAAGTAAAGTTGTCTACGGTGGAAGTAAGACTTCAGGAATGACCCAAGAACAAAAAGAAGATCAATTTAGACGAGACAATCAACAAACAGCGTCTCAAAATAAAGCCGCAGCAACTAGAGGTGTATCTCAAACTATAAGCTATGAGTCTGACGACAATAGTGGAGGTTTTGATTCTGGTGGTGTAGGTCAAGGTGGAGATTCCTACGGTGGATTAGAGTTTGCAGAAGGCGGTCAAGTTGGAATGGCTGAAGGAGATCAGGTAGCTCCTCAACTAGAGGAATCACCACAAGATGATGGGGATATGATTTTATCAGCCAATGAGTTGATGGAAGGAGAGCCAGAGTCAGGGTTTATACGTAAACCTGCTAGCGAGACAACTGATGAAGAAGGTGTCACTGATGACAATCCAACTTTAGCTCCTAATGAAAATAACCCTAGAGGTGCAGCAATAATAATAAATAAACAAGCTGTAGATCAAGCAGGTGAGAAAAACTTAGTAAAACAAATACAAGAAGCTAGGGAATACTTGAGAGCAAAGGGTGGAAAATCAGGGGAACAACAAGAAAACAATGAAGAAGGTATGAGTGAGATTATCACAGCCGATGGTGAGATAATGATACAGCCTGAAGAAGCGGATGTGATTGGTAGAAAAAGATTACTTGCCTTGAATGAAAGAGGTAAAAAAGCTACTAGAGAAGTAAAAGAGAAAGTTCAACCCGAACAACCAGAAAGTCCTATGAGAGCTAATGAAGGCATGGAAGTATCTTCAGGAATGGGCTTTATTGATGTAAATAGAGTTAAACGTAACTACGGTACAACAAATATAGATCAGATAATACAGAAAAAAGTAGCAGACATTTTTGGAGTAAGAGAACAGGGAGAAAAAGCTCAAAATATTGCTTATGATTTTGCAAGAAAACAAAACTTTAAAGATGATGATAAAAGTGAGGATACCTTAAGGCACATCTTAGGTGGAGGTTTTATGGCAGATAAAAAGTTAGGATTTGCTGTTTATAACATGAAAGAAAATCCATATATTAATGCGGCTTATGGGGTTATGAAGGGCGAAGGTTTTAATTTGCCTGAAGGAAAAGCTAAAAGAGAAGGCGAAATAGATTTAAATAATAATGAATTTGGTAGAGCCTTAAGGCAAAAGTATCCTAATGAAAAAGAATTTGTAAAACAAGCACAGAAATACGTCTTGGACATGAAGGCAGGTAAAAAAGTAAAACCTGTTAGCGGATTTAGTCCAATGATGAGTTTAGGAATAATTCAAAAAGAGAATTAGTCAGCTACCCACATTAGTGGCCCTGACAAACCGAAGCAGCTACCCACAGCCATGTGGCACTGCATATGATGAGGTAAAAAACAATGGCAAAAAAAGTAACTGGCTCACGAGCCAACAAGCCCAATGATTCTTTTGGGGTAGTTAATAATCCTAATCTCTATAAAAACAAGTACCGAGAGGAAGTTGATAGGGATGACGATGAAGAACAAGAAGAGGTACAAGCTCAAGACCCTACTCAAGAAGAAGTAGCTACTCAAGAAGAGCAAGCACCTAACCCAACTAGTTTTGTAGAATCTCAAAAAAAAGAAGATACTGATTATAAAAAGCGGTATGATGATTTAAAGAGACACTACGATGCGAAGTTACAAGAATGGAAGAACGACAGACAAGATATGCTTTCTAGATTATCTGCGAGTCAACCTTCCCAAGCCGAAGTACAAAGCGATGATCCTAGCTTAGATCAATTTAGAAATCAATATCCAGATGTATACGAAGCTATTGATAAAATATCTGCTAGTAAATCAGAGTTAAAAGTTAAGAAACTCGAAGAGGACTTGTTAAGTCTAAAAGAAAAAGAAGCACAACTTGAAAAAGACAAAGCTTATCAAGAATTGCTTCGATTACAACCTGATTTTGACACCCTTAAAACGGATGAAAATTTTACAGGTTGGTTAGACAAACAACCTACATCTATCTCAGACGGTATCTATAATAACAATACAGATGCAAGATGGGCAAGTCGAGTTGTTGACCTGTACAGAGCCGACATTGGCACAAAGGGTGCTAAAAAATCAACTGTCAACAAAAGCAAAGACGCTGCAATGTCTGTATCAAAAACGAATACTACAAATGTTGCAACTTCCAAGCAAGATGGTAAGATTTGGAAAGTGTCCGACATCGCTAAACTCAAGCCGTGGGAGTTCGAGAAACTTGAAAAAGAAATCGACCAAGCACGAGCCGAAGGGCGAATAACTCAATAACTAACCTCAAATAGAGGAAGGATAGAAAAATGGCGTTTAATACAGCTGCAGGGTACGCTAACTTACCATCAGGTAACTTTGCTCCCGAAATATTTAGCCAAAAAGTTCTCAAGTTCTTCCGTAGAGCTTCGGTTGCAGAAGATATTACGAATACCGACTATACT